TATTGCATCCGCGATGTCTGCCCACTTCTCCTTGGCGTGAGTGCCAGTTGCACCACCATCAAGGAAAAGGACGTAATCGTCCGCTACGGTCATTGCCGCTTCGCCAGCTTCTGTCAAATCCACATTGAATGTAGTACCAGATAAGTCTAGTAAAGTACCGGCACTATATGTAGTGTTGTTATCTGCTGCTGTTATTGTTGTTCCTGAGATAGTAAGGCCTGAGCCAGCTGTTAAAAACGCTGTAGCTCCTGCGCTATCATCCCAAAACATAATTCTGTCTGCGTTAGGGTCAGACAAGCTTTCAATTCCTAGATGGCTAAGCGCAATGTCGTTGGCATTAGTGGCTAATCCTGTTCCACCGACAGCATTTAATGTAATGTCTCCCGTTGAACCACCACCAGTCAAACCAGTACCAGCTGTTACACCAGTGATAAGACCAGCAGAAGAATCCACATAAGCCTTAATAGACTGTTGACTTGCAAGGCCCGTGGCTGAATTCGAACTTAAGTCGTCTTCATCAAATATCCGGCCGCCGACTCGTGTAGAAGCTGTTGCTTCTACTCCGGCTGCACCAGAGATGCCAAGTTTAGTACCCATAAAGATACTTCCATCAAAGGAATTTACAGCAAGTTCTCCCTGTTTAAGGGCTGTTGGTGTCGGAACTGTTGTGTCCGATGCCCTATTTTTCATAAGTATTGTATTTGCCATTTGTTCTCCTTATTTTTTTTAGGTAGTATAACCACCTGCATTAATTTTTATTCCTGTTGCTTCCACTTCATCGGTGGCTGAATCACCAGCCGTGTCTTGAGGTTCTAAAGAACCTATTTCCGTACCGTCATCATTAAAGAATTCAATCTTTCCTTCAACACCGGAGCCTCCTCCAGTAATGACTACTCTTGGGTCAGGCATCGGGTTCCACCACCAATTTTGCATCTTTTCTTCCAGCAATTACACTCCAATCAAAGCTCCACTCTTTTTCTGCGTTTGTTTCAACCCAGAAACCATTTTCATCTCTATTACTTATCCACACGTTATAATCTCCGTAAGTTGTTAGATTAACTGTATAATCCTCATATGTCATTGCCGACCAATAGACTGGTAGGTCTATTGCCACTATGCGTCGTTCATCTTCTATATCGAAGGAACCACGCTGATACATTCCATGTTCAGGACCCTCTAAAGAGCCATAAACCAATCTCTTATTATCTAATAGGGGGTGGGGTATATTAAAGCTTTTCGTCGTAGCCTCCAAATGTCCCTCTATTGAGACGGCTGCATTCGACGAACTCGAATCACCACCAGTTATATCTAAAACTGTATTTCCGCTACTACCATTAGTACCTGCAAGTGTAAAGCCACCAGCAGTAGAAGTAGTAGTGTGAGTAAGGTCTGTACCATCAAAGGTAAGAGTGGCCTCACCATTCAAAGTCGTAGTGCCAGAAGCTGTTACAATCCTATTGTCAACTCCATTCGTAAAAGAGGTTATCGTGCCACTTCCACCACCTGACCCTATAGCTGTAAATGTAGAACCGTCATTCGTAAATTCCCACTGGCCCGTAGTCGCGCCAGTATTGTTCCATCTTAATGATACATTATCAAGCCCAGTTCTTTCTACTTCTATACCTGCGTCTTGAGCAGTACCTAATGAATTAATTAATATAAATGGGTCTTCCGCTGTAATTTGTTGTGTGTCAAGGGAAGTCGCTGTTCCGCTTATTGTAAGATTACCAGAAACTGTTATATTTCCTCCTACTCCTAGATTACCTGATATATCGGCTGCACCGTTCATATCAATAGTTGTTGCATTTATTTCTATCTCTGTATCAGCCACTAAATCAAGAACTCCATCGGCTGATTGATGAATATAAGTTCCAGAATCACCAAATTGTAATTGTCTTGAACTATTTAAAAGTAATCCTGTATCGTGTACATGTGTTAAATTAACATCACTATTCACACCGAAATTGAGGATAGAAGCGTCTGAAATAAGTGATAAGTCATCACCTATAGATGCATCACCAGTAGAAATAAAATCTCCTGTAGCTTTTATATTACCATCTACATATAATTTTTCTGTAATATCATCAAAAGCTAAACTTGAACCGTTACCTATACCAAAATTACCTGTACGTTTAAAACGTACATCGGTAGTAGAAGCAGTAGCATCTTCTTGTCCCCATATATCACTAATTGTACCTAGAGAATTAATTTTATCATATACTGCATTAACAGATGGAGCTTTATCTGTAACTCCATCCCATCCTATTCCATAAACAGTATCATCTATCCTATCGTCTAGTTTGTTTGTAATATATTGTTTGGAGAGCAGCCTGTCGTCTAAAACAAGAGCATGTCTTCTAGTGGACTGGTTTTCAGCCCCTATTCCTCCTAGAGGTTTTCCTTGTTCAGACTTCCTGACTGGCATTATTCTCTCCGAATTTGCCCCTGTGGGGCGAGTGGACAGTTTGTTTTACCGCACTGTCCAAGCGGTTAATGTCAATTACTTATCCGAATCTAAGCGCTGATGAAAATAACTCCAGCCTCTGGACGGATAATCTTTAGCCCATATCTCATAGACATGTAGCTGCCAGTTATCCCGAAACCGGGGTTTGCTTCTTCAACGGTAAGACCACGTCTCTCAACGTAAGCCACTGGTTTGATAGACATATCGAAAACACCGAATCTTGAAGCAGGGATGTAAGCGTTAACCACGACATTCAAGCCGTAAAGTTGTCCTACAACCGCGTTCTTTGAAACTGCGTTTACGTAATCCAAACCACCTTTAGCTCCTCCAGTTGCACCAGCGCCTGCGCCGGAACCACTTGAGAAGGGTAGTGTGAAGTCTGCCATATTCAATAGTGTCTTATAGTGAGACGGGGAAATTAGAACTGTGTCTGCGTTAAGTCCCTTAGCACCCAATAGTTCAATAGCCTTGGTCAAATCTGCCAAACCTAATTCACCATCAGTAGCGGAAGCCGTTCCACTAGTTGCTTGGTAGTGTGGGCCTAAATCGACTAGTTGTGATTCGCTATAAATACCGTACTCGACCAGTCTCTGTTCCTGTCCAGCATCCAAATTCGCTTGGAGGGGGGTTGCACCCAAAAATCCACCATGCGGGTTGTCTGCGAAATCAAGAATATCCGCTTCGGTTGTTGCGGCTGCTAGCGACACGGTACCGGCTGTTATACCTGTTCCGAGCGTAGCGTCTGCTAAACCGAATACACACTTAACAAAGTGCTCCGTAATGTGACGTTGAACTGCTCTGCGAGCCTCGTTAAGAGCCATTTCCATTTCTGAAAACCTTGAGTCTTCCATCATCCTACGTGTTACTCCGACTGCAATACCCCATTCCTTCACATTGATACGCTCTGAGCGTAGGTCAGTGTGCTGGTATGCGGGCGTTGCGCCTTCTTCTAATTGTTCCAGCTTCATGCTGGGCTTTCCGAATGTAATATCAACGTCTCCGCCAGTCTCAGTCGTATAACTTTCCGCGAACATCTGGATTACTGGCATATCGGTGACTCTGTAGTCAGCGATTGCGTCTTTGTAATCTATCAGTACACGGTTTGCTACACTATTTAACTGTGAAGATGCGATACCTAAATTTGCTGTTACCATATTTCATAGCCTCCTTAGACCACCAATACCTTAGTTAGGGCACCAGCGTTAACTGTATTGGCCTCTAGTGCTATTGCACAGTGTTCAACAGTATCTGCGGTGCTGTCATCTAAAGTTCCAGCGGTTGCGCCTACGGACAAAGCATCTCCAGCTACACAAGATTTGCACATAGCGTAAACTATAATACCACTCCCTGTAACTACAGAAACCATATCACCCGAAGATGCGTCAGTAAGTGCAAACCCTGCAATAGGCATAGTACCGTCACTCGATGGTGCCGTACCTCCTAGAGATTGTCCGCATAGCTTTACTGAATCAGCGGCATTGACTGCAAGAGCCTCGCCTGCTGATATATCTTCGCCAGCTTTGAAATTGATAATTCGGGACGGCGCTCCGCCGTCATTGACTAGTATTCCTTTTACTGTTGCCATATTTAATCACCTTTTTCTTCTGTTTCCAGCCCTTTGAATACAATCTTTCCGTCTTCCATCGCAAACATGCGGTGGGTTTCGTCAGATTCTCCAACTGGCTTCTCTTCAACATCGTGGGCCTTGCCCTTACCGAAAGTACGTTCTGTCTCTTCTGGGACAGGCATACTTTCCATAGCGATGCTGAATCCTTCTAGCTTAATCTCGTCCCATGCTGATAACTCGGCAGTCCGTGCTTCAACACTCTCGTCATTCACCTTTCCAAGGAGGGTTTCTTTATTGATAATTGAGTCAATAAAACTGGATACGCGTGCTTTTGCAAGCTCCGCTGCTCTAGTCTCTTCGGCCTCCTCAAACTTGGTAATAGTTGCGAGAGCGTCTTCATACTTCGTATTGAGCTCTGCGTGGGCTGATTCCATTTCTGAGATTGTACTCTTCATGGAAGCGAATTCACGCTCCACAATGGGGTTCGTCTCAGTCTCTTTAACTGTTTCTTCAGCCATGGTTATTTCCTCGCTAGTTGACCCGTCTGTTTCACAGGTACAAGCTTTGTCATGGTCACTTCCGCAACCACAATCCGTTTTCATTTCGTGTCCATCGCATTTCTTTCCGATTGTACATGCGTCACAAACCGGTGTACGAGTTTCGTTATCAATGAAACTCACCTCGATTGGACGTATATCTGTAGCGAATGATTCTCCCATGACATCTAAGTCATTGGAAAGCCAGTCGATACTTACGTGCGTCATATCGCCGTTTTCTATTTTCTCTAACACTTCATTGGCCTTTGCCGCATCCTTGTGGATACGAGCTAAGAGCTTCACCGCCTTTAAACCATCATCCAGCTCTACGTATTCTGGGTTGACAGCTATACCTAACAAATCGTCGGGTGTTCGCTGATGGTTATAGTAAACCGGAAGCTCATTAAAAGCTTCTATATTATTATGTAATGTATTGGGTTCTATATAAACCTTTTGGTCGCCATCCGCATCATGCATACCAGATGTAATGGCGTATACAGGGAATTCATAACAGTCCTCTTTACTGTCTATGTTTCCAATCTCCAATGCAAAAGAGCGCTTAATTTCTTCTTTGGTGCCTGAAGAAGCAAAACTTCTTTCGTCAAATTTTCCTTCATCTACCCTAATGCGGCACATATCCGCTGCCACTTTCTGGTAATTCTTAAAGCCCCTCTTCTTAAGCTTAAGCCCCGCATCTATTAAACAACTTTCATATAGATACTCATCTAGCTCTTTGTCTTTTGTCATTTTTCCCTGTCCCCTGTTTTGTTTGCGGCTGGTTTGTTACCAGCTCTGTTTTCTGTCCTTTTGGACTCTTCTTTCTTATCTTGGTCTTTTCCACCAGAGACATTTACATTCTCTTCTGTGTCCTGTGTCTCTGTCACGCCATCTGGATTCAGACCGCGCTCCATCCTTACTTCACCGGGCGAAAGAACTCCCTCAGAAAGGTATACCATGTCTGTCTTTGCTTTCACAAAGGCATCGTTAACATTAATTTGCCTGAACTTAAATCGGGCACTGCCACTTTCTAATTGTGGCATCAACTGGGAATTTATAGCTGCTTCTACAGCAGACTGTAAATGTTTAACATAGGGTTCGAAAATGGGCCTTGCCTGTTCGGGCTTCTCCCACATTGTTATAGGTACTTTCAATGCTATATGTATCTTCTTAAGAATATCGTCTGTGTACTTTCCATACTCAAACGCTCGTTGTGTACCCTGCATCTCCTTAACTACTATATCATTACCGTGAATAATATCTTCACCGGGTTCTAAGGAGTTAAAGGCTGCAAGTACTTCGTTAATCTTGTCAGCATTATAAGGCATATCGGGAAGTCCGCAGCTAATATCAAAGCGACTATTAGCGTATTTATTGAGAGCAGTTCCGACATCCCGTTCTGCATAATCTTTAAGGTCAACCAGATACAGAATTGGATGGATGTCAGATAAACCATAAGCATAATCGTCGAATGAGTTGTTTTTGTATTCAACAATCTCGCCATCTTCAAACCGAATTGATTCTTTGTCATCTCCTAAATCCTGATAATAATACATTATCTGACCATTATCGTCTCTCTGTACATACATATTAATAGAAGACCTTAAAACTAAATTGTCTCCCGTCCATTCCATGTATGAAGTTCCAAAAATCCTTCCATTCCTTAACCAACCATATAAAATCTGGTCTAAGTTAATCTCGTCAAACATTAGGGCGATAGCATCACGCTCTGCGTCGTCATCTGTTACAATGTCATAGCCGTCTTTTGCAGCATATAAGCAAGGCAGGTCAATCAACGTCCTTACGATGGGGTCTGCTAAGTACACATTCATGTACGTTCTTGCGTCGCCTATCTGCGGTTCATGACTTGCTGCACCAAACATTCCCGTGCTTTGCTGTAGTTGGATACGTCGAATAACGCCCTCACCGTAGTTGCGTGGGTCATCCTTAGAATAAGGAGGATTGGTACCTTTAGTTGCAAACTGGCGCCTGTTCCAAGGCAAATAATCACGTAGAGCCATGGCTATCGTATACTATTATATAAACGGAGTATATAAAGGTTTCGCTCATAAACCGCCGGGTATATGCTTGTTGACCCTATTCTTGACTCCTCCGGTCTTAAAAACCGCAGGTATACTCCCCGTTCTGTCCATTCTAGGAGTAGGAGTACTTAATTGTACGCTAGCAAAAGTAGCGCTAGCGGGCATCATTGATAGAGCAGCATGTATTCCCATAACTGAACTATCACAATAATCATCATGTTTTCCATCTGGAGCAGCTATTCTTTCTGTTTTATTGGCTGCATCCATAACATATTCCAACTCTGTGTGCTCTCTTAACCATTTATTAACTAACTTCGCTTCCTCTGGTGGTAATCCTTCAGGGTGTGGTATTTTGACCAGCCCCTGTTGGATGTACGAAACATAATCCCTATATGCTTGGGTTTTCGTACCTTTTGGACCACCAGTGAAAATGAAGGGTAAAAAGTGCATACCTTCTTCGTAGCACCCTTTTCTTATGTCCTGTTCAATCGCACCACCAATACCAGTAGCGTCAATAATGACACGCTCAGCACTAAAATCTCTAGCAGTGTCCATGATACGCCTACGTTGATATGGAATGTCATGTCCGCCAGTTCTAGGATTGATTTCCTCCAAGCATATAAGACGTGCGATATTTCCCTCATCGGATTTTTCGGTACTCCATACACTGATAACAGTGCTATTAACAGATTTACCAATGTCAACAGCCACACTACAATTAGGGTATGGCGTTCCTCTTTCGACAAAGGTTTGTCCTCGTACTCTACACCTCTTAAGCGCTTCGGGGTTAAAGATTTGTGAGACCGATTCGACGAATTCGCATTCATATTCTGTCCTCCAATA